TCCCGCATCGCGCCCCACATCTCAGCACGCTTGTTGCCCCACATGACGGGCTTGCTCGACTTCCATCCGAAGTTCACTCCCCGCACCTTGTAACGCTGTTCTTTTAGCCTGTCAAGTACCCCGTAGCCTAGACCACCCTCGTCGATCACGGTGAGTGCTGGTCGGTACTCCTCGATGGCGTCAATCACCCGGCCAACGGTCGTCATCGTATCCTCGCCGTGGTACCGCTTGATTGCTACCAGGTCGCGTCCTTGTCGGACGACGATGACGGTTGCGTCCGCGCCGCCGCGAGCTGGGTCAACGCCGACAACAATTGGCGCCGTCTCGTCCTTGTAGCGTGGCCTTTGGGCGGCATCGTCGACAGCAGACGCACCAATAAACTGATCTTCGCCAGCCGATGGGAATTCACCGTAGACCTCAACCCTAGCCTGTGGCGAATCCTCGCCATACTCCGCAATGATCTGCTCATATATCTGCTTGTCCGTGTCCTCGACCGTTCGCGAATCAATATTCTCCGTGTGCCAGAAGTTACGCTTGGCGTGGAAGCACTCGTAGAAGTAGCCTTGATTACGCCGGGGGTTGGAAAACGCAAACCAGTACCGGTCTAGGATGGGTTCTGTAAAGAAGCCCGCACCGACCGACCAGATGCCGTCTGGAATACCAGACGCCTCATCAAAGATCAGCATCATGCCGTCGTGGTTGTGGACACCCGCGTAGCTGTCCGGATTCTCTTCTGACCAGAGCTTACCCTCCGCTGCCCAGTAGCGCGTACCCTTCTTCAAGTCCCGCTCGACCAACTCCGTGATCCACTTGGCAGGCACCAGCTTCGTTGCGCTGATTTCCCACCAATGGCTGTTAATCACCATCGCCTGCCACTTGGTCAGCTCGCCCCAAGTCACGGATCTGAGCTGCGCTTCACTGTTGGCGCTGACGATCACGGAGGAGCCTATGCGAGTGGACAGCATCCACAAGACAAGCCAGCTGACTAGGGCTGACTTACCAATCCCTCGACCGGACGCGACCGCTGTTCTTAAGGCGTCCATGTCGATCTGACCCCGATTATTTCGGATGTGCGTGGCGATCCGGCGCAGTATCTTGCGCTGCCAGGTGCGCGGGCCTTTGAACTTGGCTAGCGGCGTGTTCGCCTGCCCCCACGGGAACGCGAACAGCACGAACGCCTCGGGGTCGTCAGCGATGGTCGGCGCCCAAAGGCGCGTCATTAGGAGCTGCTCGCCCTCGGCGTCATAGATCGGCTGTTGCGCCATTCGTCACTTTAGTTGGTAGATGTTGGGGTTGCTGCTCGGTAATTAGTCCGTCCAAGACGCGTTCTTGCGCCTGCTGCAGCGCCTGCGTGATGCTGATCTTGTTAGTGATGTCCACGCTAATCTCTTGGCGGGCCGTCCAGCCGTGGGCGTGCTGCAGGATTGCGAGCGCGGCTTTTGAGTCGCCAGCGCGGGCTGCCTCACGCAGGTGGGCGCTGGCCTCCATCTCGCTGTCGGCGCGGCCCTTCAACGCTGCCATGTCCGCTGCCGGGTCAAGCTCGCACAGCTGCCTAAATTCGGTGGGCAGCATGCCGGCGGCCAAGGCGAGCGAGTCGCCCTTGAGTCCAAGCGCGGCTGCGTCATAGATGGCCTGAAGCCTGGCTTCGGTCGCCTCGACTTTGCGCGGGGTGAACGGGATGGATTTGAACATACGCGGATATTAGCAAAGTGTGGGCAATGTGGGCTACTTTTTTGGCAGTGTGCTGCGTATAAAAAAATAAAAAATTTTGTGTAACACCTCCGTGCCCGCGACCGGCCTGCCACGGGCCCCCCACCCCCCCAGGTTAGTAAGCACTCACTTTTGTGTTGTCAGCCTGACAAGTTAGTAAGCACTCACCTACAAAGTAAGTGGTCACTAACATGTAGCATTATGGCAACGAATCTGTGGATAACTATAATAACCCTACTGGCATTGTGTGGATCATGTGGGCCATGTGGGCCATCGGAAAAAATCGCTGCCGTTACAGTGCACGCGGCCATATTCCTAACAGTATTGCCATAATAATAACAAAAAAACATAAAATTCAGCTTTAGCAAATAATCTGTCACATGACCCACAAAATGCTAAAAGCTAGTAGCAGACTAGGTTTCGCCGTGGGTCAAAAGGGGCGTTTTTTGGCGGCCACAATCAATCCATTTCAGCCACAAATTGACACCGAAAATAAATGCAAAAGAATGCTTTACATTTTTTAAGTTATGGACTAACATGTATTTCAGCAACACAATGTATTGCAAAATAACTGCCTAAATTTTAGGCAACTGACCGGAGAAAAGAAAATGCAAAAACCGACACTAGCAGAAATATGCGGCGCCATTGGCGCATTCGCGGCGCTGGCTTTATTTGTTTTTATGTGCCTGGCTTATTAATCAATCACAAGGGAACCGACCATGCAAAATCCATTCAAAGCACAATTAAAACGTGAAGGCCTGGAATACCGGCCGATTTTAGGTGAGTCATCAGCAAAGACAATCAAGGGTGAGAAAATCGGGTATTTAACCGCTATCTGTTACCTGGTACCAGATAAGAAATTGTGCCCCTTTGCAATACAGGCGGGTTGTTTTGAACCGTGCCTAAAATCGGCCGGCCGCGGCGCGTTTAACGCCGTGCAAGCGGCCAGAGCCGCGAAAACCGCATTCTTTTATGAGAATCAACGAGCCTTTATGCTCTCAATGGCCGCTGACGTATGGTCACATGCGCGCAGAGCCGAAAAGCTTGGCCTGATCCCTTTAGTTCGCCCGAATGGGACGTCAGATATACCCTTTGAAAATATTCTCATTGACGGCCGGACTATTTTCCAGATTTTTGCCGATGTACAGTTTTATGACTATACAAAACATCCGTCACGTAACCTGACAGGCAAAACGGCGGGTAACTATGACCTGACCTATAGTTTTTCCGCTATCACGCCAAAGCCGATTTCAATCAAGGGCCTGATTAATCCGGCCAATAAACGCACGGCCGTCGTTTTTCAAAAACAAGCCGATATACCGGCCGAATTTCGCGGATGGACTGTCGTTGACGGCGACGACACCGACGTACGTCACATCGAGCCGGCCGGTGTCGTCGTCGCCTTGTATGCCAAAGGTAAAGCAAAACGCGATACCGGCGGTTTCGTTCAAATTAAAGGGAGGGATTATTGATACGCTATCGATTGCAATACGGCCGGCTAGATAACTTTGGCGCCGTCATCCAGTGGCTTGACTATCCGCCGGCTAATGGCCGGTATATCACTCGGCGCGTTCCTGTACCGGCGCGCCTAGTTCCTACAATCGAAACTCATGGGGTGGCTTTATGGTGAAGACTTATCGTTTTGAATGCGTTTTGCATATGCAAGCCGATAGTGAATCGGATGCATGGCAAGAGCTACGCGAAGAGCTAGAATTTTTATCTAATCAATTTGGAAACATAATTTCATTCACAATTGAAAATTGCGATTTAACAGACGAGGGTTAAAACATGGGCAAGTTGAAACAAGCGGCGATCGTCGCTCAGGAAACGGCCGATATTATCGGCGCAAATGAATCGCTGCTCTGGCAGGCACGCGATGCCTTATCGCTTGCCATATTGGCGCCTACCGATGCCTGGAATTGTCTAACAAATGCTGATCGCGCGTTAACACTGATAAACGCTTATTTAATGGAGGTTGAACTATGCAAACGCTAAACATTGACGGCACCACCTACAAAGTGAAATTCGATCGGGACCCGGTCGAACTAGCCAAAGCGGCACGCAAACCGTATAAGCAAAAGAAACCGAAAGATATCCGCAAATTTCCTACATGGACCCCGACAGTGTCGACGGCCGATTACATTCGCCGGTTTGATGCCTTGAATTTCCTGCAATCAGTCGACTATACCGGCGCCAGTACCGAAAGCGCTGCACAGTATGACCCGACAATTCCACTACTTGAGGATCTATCCAATGAAGACGCAAACTGATATCAGCGGCCTGCAATGGCCGCAACACTTGTGGCCCTACACGTACACGCACGGCGACACCGAATTGCTATGCTTCGTTGACTGGGAACCGGCCGACCGATCGGTCGGGTTTGCCGGCAATGCCTGGCTCATTCACGCGTATGCCGGCGGCGTCGATGTGGTGGACCTGCTCAAAGACCCTATCATTAAGGATATCGAGGAGGGTGCCGCATGTTCGCTCTCATCGGATTGATACTTGCGGCCCTACTTGCGGTCGTGCTAGGGTTGTGACGCGCCGCCTCTCCCGGCGCACTTCGGTTTTCGCCCGCCTCTCGGCGGGCTTTTTTTATCCACGCTTACTTGACCAGTCGCACCGCTGACGGCGGCGGGGTTTCCTCCACCATGCGGCGCAGTTCGGATTTACTGGCCGTGTCGGCCAGCTCTGGCGCGCAGATAATGTGCTTACGGGTTTCGAACTCCCGCGACTTCAGGCGCCCCATGTCAATCCAGCCGGCTTCCTTCAGCGCGTGCAAGAGCGCCTGTTGTACCACGCGAGTGCCTACCGGCGCGCCGTTCTGCAACTTGTCGCACAGGCTGTAGAACGGCGCCGCTACCACGCCGCCTGAGAACTCGCCCAGGCGGCGCTCGATCATCTCGACAAGGTAGGATTCGGCCGTTGACCTGCCCTGCTCGACCATGATTATTTTCGCCTCGGTCAGCGGCGGCGTGGCGCCAGGATTGAATCGCGACACGTCGCGCTCGTAGAGCCAGCCTGCGGCCACGGCCAGCCCGCCGGCTTTGTACCAGTCCCAGACCGCGCGGGCGTCCTGCTCAGTCATCCTCGGCGCCTCGGAGTACGTCACAAACCAGCGGCGGTCATCCCCTGACACGGAGATAGGCACGCGCTCATTGGAAAACGCGAGAACGAAAATGCGGTTTAGTGCCTGATACGGGTGCAGCCCCTTGCGGTTGACTTGCAAAAAGTCCGGCGGCGCTGCGATGATGGGCTTCAGGTGGTTCTCAAGCGCGCGGCGGTCTTTCGCCTCGCTCTGGCGTAGTTCCTCAAACACCATCACCTCGGACTCGTAAGCGTAACCCCATTGGGACTGAATTTCCTCGTTACGCACGATTGACACGTTTGAGAGCGCCTCGCCGCCGATGCCCCATAAAAACGGCTGCCACATGGTGTCTTTGCCCGACCCTGGGTGACCGATATGCAGTACGGCGTGGTTAATCTTGCGGTCGGGGTGCTGGAGCTTATGCGCCATCACGTCCAGCACATGCTCGCGCTCGACAGGGTCGGGGATCATGCGCGTTACATGGTCAAGCCACACGCGGGCGTTGCCGGTGGCCGCTGTTGGCCGGTGATCGACCCACCGGTTGCCATACGCCTGCCCCTCACGCGACACAAGCACCGTCTCGCCGGCGGCGTAGGTGATGCCACTAATGGTCAGCGCGTCCTTGGCCTGCCGGTTCTCGTCATAACAAATTGACGCCTCAATGCGGCGTTTCTGCTTGCTCGGGTGGATTGAATAACAGGTGACGTGTCGAAAGAGTGCGTTAAAAGTACCGCGACTAATCTCGCGCCGATCGTCCATGTCAAAGTACGCATCTTCGTTCTGAATGTACGCAAAGCGCTTGTACCAATCATCTTTCGTTGTCCTATCCAGTTGTTTTTTCTCGACCTCTGCAATGACTTCTGCGCCCTTGTCTGGAAACGCTTCAGTCGGTGTCAGTTTGGATAGCGCCGCGTCCATCGCGTGAGCCAGCAGCTCTTCACGCAGCCCTGGCGCGTGCTTTGGCCCACCATTGGCGGCGACCCAATCGAGAAACGCGTTTGAGTCGAAGTCGACGCAGTGCGAGTGCAGGCAACGGTATGAGCGCGTCGATGGGCTGTAGCCGCCTTCGGGG